TAACTGCACGTGCGGCAGACTCAGACAACTTGAATTTATTAAACCAAAGTGCCGCTACAGATTCTGCCCAACACATGGTGACTATATCTAATGATTCATCTGTTTGGACTTTTACCCCTAAAACTGCAGATAGTATCGGTGCGGCAGTTTTGGCAGGAGATCTTACAGATTCCAATGGAGATTTCATCTACACGTTTAAATGGTCTGATGGCATTAACTTTGTATCAAAAGCAGTAACTATTAGTTATTCACCCTCTTCTTTCTCAGGTGTAGATTGGAACGGTTCGAGAGGGTTATTCGTTGGTGGGCAGACTAACGATTATGTAAACAATATAGATTATTTTAGTATTGCGACTCTTGGTGATGCTCAAGACTTTGGAGATTTATCAGTTGAAAAAAGTAAAGTTGTTGTTATGAGTAGTGCTCAAAGAGGTGTTGTTGCAGGGGGACATGGCGCATCTACTAATTCGGGTGGTCCTGGTTATTTTATAACTACTATGGAATATTTTTCTTTTGGAACTCCTTCAAATACTACCTCATTTGGCAATCTGGCAACTGGTACTCATGATGCAAGCGGTGGTAGTAATGGTACTCGTGGTATATATGCAGGTGGTGATGCATCATCAGGTACTAATCCTATAAATCTAATTCAATACATAACAATAGATACCACAGGTAATTCATCAACATTTGGTAATCTGTCAAATAATAATCATATGTGTTCGACTACAAGTGACGATACTTATCTAGGTTTTCTTCAAGGTTACACAGAACAAAGCGGTAGTTTCGCATATGACTACGGTAATACTTGGGTTACCATGGATACTCTTGGTAACTCTGCAAACAGTGGAGAGTTGTTTTCTCATGGTCATGGTAATGGTGGTAAAGGTATAGTTAGTGATCGTACATATGGTGTAGTTTTTGGTGGTAACCAAGAAAGTCCTGGATCTTCTTGGAATAATGAGATTAGATACCTCACTATTGCTACAAAAAGTGATGGATCAGACTTTGGAGATGTTATAAATCCAGCGTTGGCACATAACGGACAAACATCACATGCTCAAACTAAACGTGGGTTATCTTTAGGGGGATATTATAATCCAGGCACAGTTAACGTTGACACAATTCAATACATTACAATAGATACGCCAGGCAATGCTCAAGACTTTGGGGATCTTACTGACGAAAAAGATTATGGTTATGGAGCATCTGGAAATGCCGCATAAATAGATAGACAATTAACACTAGGATATATTATGAGTGATATAGTAAAAAAAGAAACAGGTACAGAATTAAAAGCGACAGATCCAATAACGTTTGGTATTACTCCAGTATCTAAGAGTAAAATCAATCCACAGGCAGTTGCACTGGTAAATGAATTCTTACCAGAACTTGATGAAAAGACAAAGTTCTTTGATAGGAACAATTCACAGTCTACCCTATCAATGATGTCTTTGACAATGCTGAATGGACACTCGCCACATAGAATGTTGCGACAGGTTCTGGCAGAGACAGAGAAAAGAAAAATGGCACTAGCAGAGGCGCAGGTAAGTCATGCAAAAGCATTAAAGAATATTGATAAGTTACAAGATAAATTATTCTTAGATCCAGATAATAATGTTCTAAACGCAAAACTACGTGCCGCGTTTGTTAGTATCGAAATGATGGAAAGCAAAATAAATGGTTCTTTCAAAGATATTGCGACATTGATTACTGCATATAATAATTTAAAAGAAAATTACGGAATAGAGGATTGGTCAGAAGAAGAGTTCGAAGAGTCAGAAAAGAAACATCACGTGAGACGTGGATTCGAATTGATGTATCGTAATCTCATGGATGGTGGTCGTGCAAGCACCTCTACCATTGAGTACATGCAACAATACGGAGTTCACCCACAAGTTGGATTCGCAGAAGTGCAGGGATATATTACGATAGTCAATGAACTACTAAGCAAGCAACAGATACCTCACTCAAACCACCTTGAAGAATTCTTGGATGCTATGGCAGAGAAATATTACAAAGAGGCAGACAAAACAACTGAACGTATTTTTGGTAAAACAGATATCACTAATAAAGACATTGTAAGTCTGATAGAGAAACAGGAAGACTAGTATGGGAAGATCTAGAGATATAGCAGAAATGTTGTCTAAGACAGAGACAAACAATACTACCAACAATCCACTTGCTATTGTTGGGACATCTCTAGGTGTAGACTCTGCAGAAGTTGCAAGTATTGGATTGAAAGTATTTCAGACTTTAGATTCTCTACCAACATCTAATCTGGTATCAGGTCAACAAGCATTAGTAGACTCTGATAAACGTCTTTACATTTCAAACGGACTTGGTTGGTACAATATAGCGGTTATCAACCAAACGCCTAGTCTTACCGTAACACCAAGTGGTGCGATTGCTCTAGCAACTGATGGTAGTCCTACTACTATTACCCTCACCGCATCTGACTCAGATACACCTTCTGGTCTTATCTCTTTTAGTGTTGAATCGGATGGTAGTTTTAGTGGACTTGGAACATTAAGTCAAGACTCTTCTGTATTCACAATCACACCAAAGTTAGAAGACTCAGCAACTACAACAACCTCCACACTTACATTCAAAGCATCTGATGGTATCAATTTTGGAACTGGACAATCTTCATTGAGTTTAACGTTTGGTGCGGCAATTGCAGATAGTTCTGATCAAACAGTATTTCTCTTAAATGCTTTTGGGTCGGGGTCAAACCAAACACTACTTGATAAGGGGACAAACAGTCTGACAGTCACCAATAAAGGAACTGTTGAGAATACAACATACAGTCCTTATCGTAGTGGTTCGCAATTCACTGGAAACTTAACATCACCTGGTGGTTACTACTCTACTTTTTTCGATCAGAATAGATATTTTACAATATCCGCATCAAGTGATTTTGATTTTTCTAATGGAGATTTTACTATAGAGTGGTGGAATTATTGGTTGGCAACCCCTAGTTCATACGAAACTCTTTATGATAACGGTTATGGAACATATCCCAATATCACAATACAATTGCATGGTGGTTATGAAGGACGGTGGATTGTATACACAAATGGCACTAGTAATGCGATGACTGAAACTGCAGGTGTTCCTCTTTATGAGTGGATTCACTACGCAGTTGTTAGAAGTGGAAATACCCTAACCCTGTATAGGAATGGTGTTGCAAATGTATCTATGCCCATTCCAGGTATTAATTGTGGACAAAACAGTGCAAGCACTGGAATTGGTGCAAGAGCATCAAATGGTTCTGCACCTTTGCAAAACGTACATGTTTCAGATCTTAGAATAGTAAAAGGTACTGCAATTTATACTACTAACTTTACTCCACCAACAGAACCATTACCTAATGTGTCGGGTAGAAAGTTACATATGCTTAGTTTACCTAATCATGAAGATCTAGAAGGAAATAACGCTGTACAAAACGATGCAGACAATCCACCTGAAATTGTAGGATTTTCTCCGTACAATAGACAAGTATATGATAAGGATGTGCATGGAACTGCCCTTCATTTTCCTGATAGGAGTGATGGATTTGCACAAGTTACTATGGCAGATGTTGGGACAGGTGATGTTACAATTGAAGGTTGGGTATATTTTCTTGATATGGCAAGCAACCATACAATATTTACTGCTAACCATGGAAGTAGTACTGATTTATTTGACCTTTATTGGCAATCAGCATCTGCAGAATTTAAACTCTATACAAACTCCGCAACTGTTGGAACATTAGCATCAAATTATTATCCACCAATAGAAGAGTGGATACACTTCTGTCTTTATCGAAGTGGTACAACTGTAACATTTTATATCAATGGTAAGCAGACAGGTCAAATTACTGATCCAAATTATAATGCCAACCTCAATGGCACATTTAATATTGGATCATATTCTAATAGTGGTTCCGAACTTCTTTCAGGAAACATGTCTGATTTTTGTGTTACCACTGGACAAAAGTATTCAACGGTTCCTTTTACTCCACCCACAACACCAATTGCTTCAGGAAACTCAAATCAGAAACTCCTATTGACTGGTCATGGCATTACAATGGGAGATCATTCACAGTTTACCCAACAGTTATTATCGAAACAATATGGTCCTGGTGATGGCGTATTTGGTAATACAGGTACAAAGAAATTTGCATCCTCACCTGCCTCAGTTTATATTAACGGAAGTCAGGGGGGACTTGTAATAGAGAATGATCCTGTGAATGGTACAGCAAACGAAGGAATGATCTATTTTGGTCAATACATAGATTTCACAATAGAAACGTGGATATACCTTCCTGCAGGAGATCCTGGATATGGGGATTATAATACTGTTTTCCACATGGGTAGTGGTCTTGTTGCAGATGCAAGTTTTACACAGTGGCAAGTAACTCAAGGGACAATGACTTACTATCGAAGTTCAACTCAGGTTATGAGTGGTGGAACTTTAACTGCAGATACGTGGCATCACATTGCTTTAACTAAAAATGGAAGCAATATGAATATGTGGTTGGATGGTAATAGTGCGGCATCAATAAACACAGGAACCACACATCATCCACAAGCGTCACCAGGATCAATTGGTATTGGTTGTAGAAGACATGGTTCAGCATCTGGAACTTATGTAATGAAGGGATTCTTAGAGGACTTCAGAATAACGCTACATAAGTGCAGATACACTGGCACGTTTACCCCACCAGGTAAACTACTAGGATAATGAAAGGAATATAATATGTTAAGTTTATTAGGGTCTTTAATAGGATTCGGAGGTTCAGCACTTCCACAAGTTATAGACGTGTTTAAATCAAAAGGTGATCGTAAACACGAGATAGACAAAATGAGAGTCATGGCAGAGTTAAAGCAACAGGGCATGGACTTTGACATGAAGATGTACGACAAGATGGGTGCAGACAAAGAGCACGAGAGATTGATTGCTCACGACACTGCAATCATGCAGTCTACAGGATGGACATCTGTTTTACAAAAATCAGTGAGACCAGTTATCACGTATGCATTCTTTGGTTTGTTTGCAACCATAGAGATCACACTACTGATGAATGCATTAGAGATGGGAACGTCTTTTGATCAGGCAATACAGTTGCTATGGGATGAAGAGACGAAAGCAATATTTGCGGCAATTATATCTTTTTGGTTTGGTTCACGTGCGGTAGAAAAAGCACGATCAAAATAAATTTTCTACCAAATATGGTTTGACAAAAACTAAAAAATACTATATAATACTACCATCTAAAAACAAACATAAAAATAAGGAAGCGAAGTATGCAAAATCGATTTGCAGACACACGTGCGTTTTTGTCCGAAACAAAGTTCTACGACAGTTACTCCAGATTCAAAGACGAAGAGAGTAATTACGAAACTTGGGATGAGGCGGTTGACCGTGTGATCTCTATGCACGAGAATAACTATTCTAAAAAATTAAATAAATTACAAACATACATTGAAGAAGCAAGAGTTGCTTATAAAGAGCAACGAGTATTAGGTGCTCAACGTGCATTGCAATTCGGTGGAGAACAATTGATGAAACACCAGATGAGGATGTATAACTGTACGTCTTCATATGCTGATCGTCCAGAGTTCTTTGGTGAGTATTTTTATATTCTACTATGTGGCGCAGGTGCAGGGTTCTCAGTGCAGAACCATCACGTAGCAAAACTACCAAAGATCCAACAAAGAACGAAGCAAGCAAAAGGTTACATCGTAGAAGACTCGATAGAAGGTTGGGCATCGGCAGTGGACGTGTTGATGTCTTCTTATTTTGTAGGGGGTGGTAAACACCCAGACTATGAAGGTCGTAGAGTATTCTTTGATCTATCTCTAATTCGCCCGAAGGGTGCAAAGATCTCTGGTGGATTCAAAGCACCAGGACCTGAAGGATTACGTAGAACACTGGACAAGATCGAACACATGCTACAAGCACTGGTTATGGATTCAAAAGAACCTATTGCCATGCGTCCGATAACCTGTTACGACATCTGTATGCATACTGCAGATGCAGTGTTGTCTGGTGGTGTTCGAAGATCTGCAACGATTTGTTTGTTTTCTCCAGAAGATGACGAAATGATGACCGCAAAAACTGGTAACTGGTTTATGGATAATCCGCAACGCGGTAGATCTAATAACTCTGCAGTGATTGTTCGAGACGAAGCAACACCAGAAACATTTGCCAAGATTATGGAATCAGTAAAATCATTTGGTGAACCTGGTTTCTACTTCACTTCATCAAAAGAACACACAACAAACCCATGTGTGGAGATTGGGATGTTTCCACAGTACAATGGTAAGTCAGGTTGGCAAGGTTGCAACTTGACAGAAATCAATGGTGGTATGTGCACAAGCGAGGAAGACTTTCTCAAAGCATGTCGTGCCGCCGCTATCCTAGGAACTTTACAAGCAGGATACACAGACTTCAAATTCATATCAGATACATCTAAAAAGATTTTTGATCGTGAAGCACTCCTTGGTGTTTCAATAACAGGATGGATGAACAATCCAGATATTTTATTTGATTCAAAAATTCTAAAGAAAGGTGCTAGACTTGTTAAGAAAGTTAATAAAGAAGTTGCTTCTATTATCGGCATTAACCCTGCTTCTCGTACTACTTGTGTGAAACCTTCTGGCAATGCTTCAGTATTGCTCCAGACTGCCTCTGGCATCCACGCAGAGCACTCACCAATGTACATTCGAAATATACAGATGAATAAAGAGTCTGAAATTACACAAGCAATTCAAAAATCAAATCCATTCATGGTTGAAGAATCAGTATGGTCTGCAGGTGGGACAGACGTAGTTGTCTCCTTTCCTATTGTCCCTAAGAAAGGTTCTATGTTCAAAGACGATCTCCATGGTGTAAAGCATTTGGAAATGGTAAAGCAAGCACAGAAGAACTGGGTTGTCGAAGGAACTAACGAAGAACTATGTGCAGACGAAGGTATTCGACATAACGTATCAAACACAATCATAGTAGACGATTGGGATGAAGTAGAGAAGTACGTATATAAAAATCGTTATTCTTTTTCAGGCATTTCATTCCTATCTCCAACAGGTGACAAGGATTATAACCAAGCACCTAACACACAAGTCATAGACGCAGAGCAAATGGTTGCGAAGTATGATCAAGGTGCAATCTTTGCATCTGGTATGGTTGTTGATGCACTGAAAGTCTATGACAATCTATGGACTGCTTGTGCCACTGCAATGGGCATGGGTGAAGATCTTTCGGTAGAGTCCTCAGAAAACTCTGCAAAGAAAGACTGGGTTCGTAGGTTCGAGAGATTTGCTCAGAACTATCTTGATGGCGATATGAAGAAGACTGAGTATTGTCTGAAAGATGCGTATCTACTTCACAAGTGGGAGAAGATACAAAGTAATCTAAAACCAGTGGAATGGAAAACTGATCTCACAGAAAAAGTATTTACGGATGTAGATACTCTTGCCGCATCTGCTTGTGCAGGTGGTGCGTGTGAAATCGACTTCTGATTATATCACCCCATGCAGATCTGTATGCAGACTAGTCGATGACGTTTGCATTGGTTGTGGAAGAACCAAAAAAGAGATTTCTGAATGGGGTGGATATCACTACTATCAGCGAATGAAAATAATGAAACGTCTTGGTTATGGAATAAGAAAAGGCAAAAGAAGCAGTGGAAAAAGAATTCAGAATTGAATGCGAAGAATGTGAATCAGTTACAATAGTATTAGTAGAAGATGGAGAAAGACCTAAGTATTGTCCAATGTGTGGATACAGACATTCGTCTGTAGAGGACATTACTGAACCAGATACATAAGTGTATGTGGTATTACAAAGGCAAAGAATTTAATGAGACCCCTGAAGATTTTCAGGGGTTCGTTTACGAGATTACAGATATAAATACTGGTAAGAAATATATCGGTAAGAAAAACTTCTGGAAACCAAAGATACTCCCCAAAACAAAAACGAGAAAGAGAAGGGTCAGAACAAGAACAGAGTCTGATTGGAGAACCTACTTTGGGTCGAGTGAGGAAGTGAAGTTATTAGTAGAGGAACGTGCCGATGATTTCAAAAGAGAAATTTTAAGACTATGTAAATCAAAAGGCGAAATGACATATTTCGAAATGAAAGAACAATTTGATAGAGACGTATTATTCCGAGAAGATTATTACAATGAGTTTATAGGTGGAAAGATTCATAGTAAACATTTAAAGGGAATATCAAATGTATGAATACAAAGCAAAACTTGTGAAGGTAGTCGATGGCGACACGGTTGATGTTGACATCGATCTTGGTTTTGGTGTGTGGTTAAAGAACGAGCGTGTACGTATTATGGGCATCGATACACCAGAGTCTAGAACACGAGATAAGGTAGAAAAGATCTTTGGTATAGCGGCAAAGGATCGAGTAAAAGAATTAATAGAAAAAGATACAATACTCAAAACGTTTGCCGCCAAGGATGGTGAAGATATGAAGGGTAAGTTTGGTCGTATCCTTGGTGACTTCATGATAGGTGAGAAGATGCTTACGGAGATCTTGATACACGAAGGTCATGCAGTAAAATACTTCGGACAAAACAAAGCAGATGTTGAACGTGGGCATATGTCCAATCGAAACAAACTTATGAACGAAGGTGTTGTAAGTGCGAAGGATGTTCAAGAAGCGGCAGGTTGACAAACCTAATGCATTGTGGTATAATTGACTTACACAAATAGAAGGTGAATTATGATTATTGTAGATTATGGTGGACTCTCTGCCTCAACTGTTGCGATAAACAAAGAGAACGATGAGAATATGATTCGACATATGATCATCAATTCTTTGAGATTATACCGCAATGCATACAAAAAAGATTTTGGTGAATTAGTAATTGCTTGTGACTCTAAGAACAATTGGAGAAAGAGTTACTATCCTCAATACAAAGCAAATAGAAAGAAAGCACGTGACAAATCTGGTCTGGACTGGGTTGAAGCATTTCGCATCATTGGCAAAATTCGTGATGAACTCAAAGAGCATTTTCCCTACAAGGTAATCGAAGTAGAAGGTTGCGAAGCAGATGATATCATTGGAACTCTCTGCAAGAATACTCAAGAGTTTGGTCAGTATGAAGATGTGATGATTGTATCTGCAGACAAAGACTTTCTGCAATTACAGAGATATAAGAACGTGAGACAATACTCACCTCTATTGAAAAAAGAGTATAGAGAAAAAACCCCTCTGGTAGGTCTGACAGAAAAGATACTCACTGGAGACGCAGGAGACGGAGTGCCAAACGTGCTCTCGCACGATAATGTCTTCGTGGATGGTGAGAGACAGAAACCTCTATCTCGTAAGAAAAAAGATGATATGATAAATCAACTCAACCATGCGGATAGTGGTTACCAACATTCGGAGTGGTACAGAAACTATCAACGCAATCGTAAGTTGATTGATCTGGAATACACACCAGAAGAGTTGCAATCAGAAATACTGGAGCAATTCACGAATCAAGATAAATGGGCAAAGCGAGGGGAAGTACTTCCATACTTGATAAATAACCGTATGAAATTGATGATTGAATCCGTTGAGGAACTAATATGAAAAAATATATTTTTGAAGTCTTAGAAGACGTATCTAAGGCAAAGGATAAATCTGAGAAGATAAAGATCCTAAAAGAGAATGAGACGTGGGCACTGAAAGATGTTATCAGAGGTTCTATGGACTCTACGGTACAGTGGGTAATCCCAACAGGAGAACCACCCTACACACCATGTGAAGAGCATAACCACCCCACAGATCTTAAAAGACAGAATACAAAGTTCCAATACTTTGTTGAGGGATTGCACAAAGATCAACCAAAGTTTAAAAAAGAGCGTATGTTTTTACAGATGTTGGAAGGAATTCATCCAAAAGATGCTGTAGTAGTCATAAATATGATAAATAAAACTAAACCAAAAGGGATAACTAGAGGAATTGTCGAGAAAGCATTTCCAAGTCTTTTGCAAGACTAGAACTTTAAACCCAGAAACAATAACACTAACCTGAGTGTGTACATTCGTGCACACTCTTTTTTTATTAAGGAACACTAAATGGTATCTGCTCAAGTTGAACGACTAAGAAAAGACTCTGATGAATTAGAAATCTATGCAAAGAAACTGGAGAAGAAAGGTCAGACCCAGAGAGCGAATAAGATAAAGAAGAAAAGAGAATTTATCCTGAGAGCACTATCTAAAAAATATGCAAAATAAAGGTTGACAAAATATTCAAATGCCTGTATAATAATATAAGCATTATATGGCAGAGGGGATATACCTATGAATATTTTTGTACTAGATTACAATCCTAAGATTGCCGCACAACAACAGTGCGATAAACATGTTGTAAAAATGATTGTAGAATCTGCACAGATGTTATCTACAGCACATCGTATGCTCGATGGTGTAGAGACTAAACGTCCATCTGTATCAGGTAAGACTATGATCAAATACTACGAACTAGAAAATCCAGAAATGGAATTGATGCTGTACAAAGCAGTACATCATAAACATCCTTGCACAGTATGGACTATGGAATCAGTGTACAACTATCGTTGGCACTATGATCACTTTTGTGCTTTGCTTGACGAGTATACATATCGTTATGGTAAGACACACAGTACAGAG